GTGGAAGTATGGTTGCACCAGGAGCTGGTACTATAGCAGGATCTGGAGCAGGTATGGCAGCAGGAGCAGAAATTTTTGAAAGAGTAGCTCAAATGTTTGGTACAGAAATTTTACGAACTCCAGAAGAGTATGCTAAACAAAGAGCAACAGATGTTGCTTTTGGTTCAGTGGGTCAAGCAGTGGCTCCTATGATATTTAAAACTCTCAAATACGGTATTACGGGTGGAAAAGATGCAATTGCAAAAGCAGGGCAAAGACTAGAAGCTTTTGTTAATGCAGGAGTAGAGCCTAGTTTAGGTCAAGTTACAACAAATAGAGGAATTCAAACCATTGAATTAGCTTTGGGAAATATACCAGGATCTTCTGGAAAAATTGCACAATTTGCCCAAAAGGCTCAAGATGATTTTGGAAAATCAGTAGTTAACTTATCAAAAAAAATATTAGCTGGCGAAGGTGCTACTTTAGATGATATAGCTAAACAAGCTATTCCAGATGAAACTATTGCTGGTCAAGTTATACAAAAAGGTATTTCTGATAAAGGTATGTTAAATGGAGTTAATTCCATGGATAGTTGGACAGGAAGATTTAAATCTGTAACAGGATTATTGTTTGGTAAAGTAGATGAGTACGTTCCTCCTAAATCTTTATTTAATATTTCTAATACACAGAACATGTTATTAGATTTAAACAAACCAATTGCAGGAGCTCCTACAGTAACTAAACTTTTAGAAAATCCATTTATAGCAGATGTATTTGAAGGAGTATTAAAAGACTCTTCTAAGTTAGCAACGAAAGATGGAGTAAACAGATTATCTTATGAAGCTTTAAAAACTATGAGAAGCAGAATTGGGGACAGATTATCGGACGCTACTCTAATAGGCAATACTGAAAGAGGACAGTTAAAACAACTATATGGAGCACTTACAAGAGATATTGAAGCAGGTGTTTTAAACACAGGTGGTCCTGCGGCTGTTAAAGCATTGCAAAGAGCAAACGCAACTTATGAAAAAGGATTACAAAAATTAGAAGATTTTTTACAACCTATATACAATAAAGCAGATCCAGATAATATTGTAAAAAGTTTAATGGGATCTTCAGCAGAAGGAGCTACAAGAATTGCTGCAGTTAAATCTTCGCTTACTGCTCCTCAATATAAAGTTTTATTATCTACTATACTAGATAAAATGGGAAGAATTTCTCCAGGTCAAGGATTGGCTGAGGGAGCAGAACAAACAGGTAGATTTTCAACTGAAGTATTTTTAACCAATTGGAACAAATTATCTCCTGCGGCTAAAAAAGTTTTATTTAACGGTAAAGGCTTTGGGCCTGGAATGATTAAAGACTTAGATGCTTTAACTAAAGTAAGTTCTATTATTAGAGAAAGCGGTAAAACATTTAAAAATCCATCAGGTACTGCGGATAGATTAGCCGGTGTTGGTTTAGTAATTGGAGGTGGTGCTGGAGTAGTTACTGGTAATCCGATGTTCTTAGCAGCATTGCCTGTAGTTATGGGTGCATCTAATTTAACAGCTAGATTAATGACGAATCCTAAATTTGTTAAATGGGCAGCTGAGGCTACCAAGATAGCGGGTAACAAAGGTTTCCAAGGAGTAGCAGAGCATTTAACTAAATTAGGGGTTATTGCAGCTAATTCCTCTCCAGAGGAAAGACAATATTTATATGAGTATTTAGACACAATAGCTAAATCTGGAAACGCTAATGCTGCGTTAGCCACAGAAGAAGATAAAATGTCTATTAGACCTACTAGAGGTGGAGGAGAACAAATCACTACAGAACAACAAATTAACGTACCTACTTTAGATAGATCTATTTTACCTGGTGCATCTACAGGAACTTCCATGGCACCTGCTACAATGCCCACGGCTCAGGGAGCTGGTGGAATAGCTTCTTTAGCTAATAACCCTCAAGCCTATCAAGCACTATTTCCTGGTGATACATTAGGTGCTGTACTTGCAGGTAGAAGATAATGGCTAGACGTAATCGTAATTCATCTACAGCACATCAAAGAATAGATGATCACGAAAAGCTTTGTCGAATCATGCAAAAACAAACTTGTCAAAAAATTGAAGAGTTACATCAACAAATAAACAGCATTAAAACAATATTAGTAGTATCTGCAGGATCTATAATTGGTGGTTTATTTACTATCGTTCTTATGCTACTACAGCAGTAGTGAAAATCATAAAAGAAAATAATTTATTTAAAATCGAAGACTTCTCTAAAGTACAGAAGTATCCATATAAACACTATAATCGTTTTGCAGACGAAAAAGGTAGAAAATATTTAGTGGAAGAAAAAAAGGTTCCTTCAGTAACTACTATTTTATCTGCTACTCAGTCTGATGAAAAAAGACAAGGGTTATTACGGTGGAGAAAAAAAGAAGGAGAAGCTCAAGCGCAAAAGATATTAAGTGAAGCTACTAAACGTGGTACGGAAATGCACTATGTATTAGAAAACTATTTAAATGGACAGATCTATTATAATGAATCTCCAGAGGGAGAGCGACCACGGATCATGGCTCATACCATATTAGAAAATTTAACAGATCTAACCGAGGTATGGGGTAATGAAGTAAGTTTGGCCTACGAGGATAAGTACGCTGGAACTACTGATTGTATAGCACTATACGGAGGGAAACCAACCATTGTAGACTTTAAACAATCTAATAAACCTAAAAAAGAAGAATGGGTTGAAGACTATAAATATCAATTAGGAGCGTATTATTTGGCTCATGTTAAGAACTATGGTCCTATCGAACAAGGTATTATATCCATATGTTGTAAAGATCTTACTTATCAAAGCTTCCTACTAAATGAAGATAAACTAAAAGAATATTCAGATAAATTCCTTCAAAGGGTAGAACAGTTTCAAAAACTGCAATAAACTTTGAAAATGACAAAAGGAATTTTCATAAACGAAGACGATCAAGATTGGGGTAGTTCTGGTATGAATAATATAGTCCAACCAAAAGAAGTGCTAGTTCATAAACATTTAATTGTTAGAGCAGAAGCAGTTAATCCTCCAATGGTAGAACAACACTTAAAAGATTGGTTATTTAATTTTATTGAAACTATTAATATGAAAGTATTAATGGGTCCTTATGTTATTTATCATGACGTGCCTGGTAATAGAGGTATTACAGGAACGGCTATTATTGAAACCTCTCACATTGTTATGCATGTTTGGGATGAACCATCGCCAGCGTTAATGCAATTTGATGTATACTCTTGTGGTGAATTTGACCCTGAAGTGATTTGTAAAAAAATTAAAAAAGATTTTGACATTGTAAAAATAGAATATAAATTCTTAGACAGGGATACAGAACTAAGAGATATATCTGGTGGAATGAGTGTAGAAAAAAATAGATTAAAAGATTTAATTATAAAAAATAATCAAGATAAAGAAAAAAAAGATAAAGAAAAACTTTTATTAAAGACAAGAAAAGAAGTAAATATTAATAAAGATGGATCTGGTTACACAATTAAAGAAGGTCCTAATAAAGGTAAAGTATTGGCTCATATTCAAACAATCCATAAAAATATAATTTAATGGATGAATTTATTATTATAGTGATGCTTTGTATCCTTAGTCCTTCAACAGGAAAAGAAGAATGTTATCCATTAGCAGAAAACCCTAAAGTTTTTTATAGAACAGAAAAAGAATGTAATTTAGAAGCTATTGAAAAAAGAAAAGAAGTAACAAGCGTAGCTTTATCTTATAGATATACAGTAACAGGTGTATATTCTCATTGTATCAAAGAAAAAAGAACTGATACTTGATATAACTTAATTTATTACTATATAATGCTCATGGTGCAGCAATGTGGCTGGCCATATTAACTTGCTTAACTATAACAAGGAGTAATATATGACAAGTTTTGATTTAATTAATTCCGTACACAAACAATTTTTTGATAAAGGATTAGACATCTTTGATGGTGTTTTTGATTCTTGGTCAAAAGTAACTGGGTTTCCATTTTGGAATGTTGTAAAATATTCTAAAGGTAAATACGGTTTAGAACTAGGATTAGCTGGTTTCAAGAAAGAAAATGTTCTTGTAGAAGTAAACGATGGCGTTTTAACTATTGAAGGTAAAGTAGATGATTCAGCTGTTGACTATGTTCAAAAAGGTTTGTCTACTAAATCTTTCTTTAAACAATTTTCATTACCTAATGAAGCAATTGTTGACGAAGCTAAGATGGAAGATGGAATGTTAAAAATACAATTTGGTATTAAAGAAGTAGAAAAGACTTCTAAAAAAGTTGATATCAAATAATGTTTCCTTACACAGAAGAGGAGCTTGAATTTATTAACAAATAAATTTCATACCTAGTCTTTTATTGTCATCCTTCTTAGGTTACCATTTCGTTCTAACCAATAGGAGGATGACATGCCAAAAAGAAAAGAAGAAACCTTGATGGATATACTAGATAGAATTGAAGACGATCTAGTAACTCTTAGAGACAAAGTTGAAGAAATGGAAGATCAGGAGGATTGCGATGACGATTCTTTTGATGACGAGGACGAAGAATAATTATAAGATAATAATGAAACTAACACATACACACCTAGCATATATTGGATTAGGGATCGTAGCAGCTATTTGGATTCTTAATTTAATTCAGTAAAGTTACTAGGGCAGTAGCTATAGTACTAAAAGCTACTGCCCTTTTCTATTTTGTTAACCACAACAAATAGAAGGAATAAAACCCAATTGTTTTACTCAAATAATAATATAATGATTTTTTTAATTAAGCCAAGTTTTAATTTCTTCACCCAATGTCTCTCCAGATATAGTAAGTTTTTTATTGAGAGCATCTACAATCTTTTCGTCTATTGTTTGTTTGGCTATTATATCAATATAAACAACATTCTTTTTTTGACCTATGCGGTGTGCTCTATCTTCCGATTGAAGCCTAACCTCTAGGTTGTAATTATTAGAAAAATAAATAACGTAACCAGCTGCGGTTAAAGTTAATCCATAACCTCCAACAGTTGGATTACCAATAAAGAAACGAACATTAGGATCTGTTTGAAAATCATGACAAATCTTTTTACGAGTATCTACAGAGGTTGCTCCATACATAGTAACACAACTACCTTTACCATATTTTTTAGATATCTCGTAAGCAATGTCTTCTATATTTTTAACATAGTTAGCCCAGATAATTGCTTTGCCATTAATTTCGTCTAGCACTGTCATTAGTTCTTCCATTTTAGGATTGTCCAATTCTTCTGTTTCTCCATTATCATTTTTAACAAAACCATTGGTGACTTGATGTAATCTTAATATTTCAGTTAGTTTATTCGTAAAAGAAACAGTGCTATCGTTTAGAACAGCAAACGCTTTTTGTTTTAGTTTCTCATACAATAATTCTTGTTTATTTTTTAAGGTAACATATCTTTGTTCGTATATTTTTTCCGGTATGTCTAAACAATCTTCTTTTTTAACTCTAGTAGAAAAAGTTTTAATTTTATATTCTAACTCATCTAAATTTTTATAAAATTTTGGGATCTGTACTTGTTGATTGGCTCCTGTATAAATAGTATGCATCTCTGCATATCTTGCTCTAAAAGCATAATACGAATCATAACCTAACAAACTAGTGTCTAAAAATTTACATTGTGCATATAAATCTAACGGTGATTTAGTAATCGGAGATCCTGTTAAGATCCTACGAACCACGGCCAACGGAGCAATCTTATGAATATGTTTAGTTCGTTTGGCTTTGGGGTTTTTAATTGTAGTAGCTTCATCAATAATGATAGCACTTTTTTTATTGTAATATAAAAAAGACAATGCGTTCTCAAATCCATTTTTGTTAGATAGAGCTTCTACGTTCATTAATAAGATAGAAAAAGTATCTGTTAGTTTAGATTTAATAATATTTATTTTTTTGGTTTTAGTTAAATTCCAAACTTGTATATATCTATGTATATCATCTGATAGATGAGTATTAATTTCTTTTTCCCACATGGCATAAACAGATTTCGGTGCGATGATTAAAGCTGATTCGATTTTATTTTCTTGGTACAACATACCAAGATTATCTATAGTTGTTTTAGTTTTACCTGTACCCATGTCCATGAAAAAAGCCCAATTGACTTTATCTTTACAATCATTAATAGCTTGTAATTGATGTTCGTAAGGCTTTGTTTTGAATTTATAATCCATATAAAATCATATATAATTTATTGTTGACTTCGTAAAGGAAATAATTATACGTATCGATTATGGATTTCGAAAATATAAAAATAAGTGTAGATGACAAAGCTGTACATGGCATCTCCGCTAAGTGTAATGAATTAACTGATCTACTAAGAGAAGTAGAGAGTAAAGAAAACGAATTGCTTATATTGCAAAAAAAAGCAAAAGATCTTCAAGAGCGGGTCATTCCCGACTTGATGCACCAGGCAGGTGTTGATTCGATCGATCTAATAGATGGTTCAAGGGTTGAGGTCAAACCTGCCTACTACGCTAAAATACCTACCGAAAGAGAACAAGAAGCTTTCGATTGGCTAAGACAAAAAGGCAAGGATAGTTTAATTAAGAATACGGTTACTGCGTCCTTTGATAAAGGACAAGATAATTTAGTATCTCAATTAATCCAAGTCTGTGAAGAAAATGGTTTCAATTATAATAAGAAACAAAAAATTGAACCCATGACTTTAAAAGGATTTGTCAGAGAACAGATTGAAGATGGGAAAGAAATTCCGATGGATCTGTTTGGGGTATATATAGCAAATAAAACTAAAATAACTAAAAAATAAGGAGTAACAATGAGTAACGAACAAGTAAAAAACGAAGTAGCAAAGAAAGCAAAGTCAGAAGTTGCAGTATTGGATATTGAATCTTTTGGCGATCAAGGTTTTGAAAATCTTACATCAAAAGATTTAGCATTACCTTTTTTAAAAATACTAGGACAATTATCTCCACAAGTAACGCAAGGAGATTCTAAATTCATTCCTGATGCTAGACCTGGTATGATTTTTAATACAGTGACTAATCAATTATATGATGGTCAAAAAGGAATTAATGTGGTTCCTTGTTTTTATAAACTTCAATACATTGAGTGGCAAGATAGAAAAGAAGGAACAGGTTCACCTGCTAATATTTATGAATCTGATTCTGACATCTTATCTAAAACTACTAGAGATGATTTCAATAAAGACCGTTTAGAAAATGGAAACTATGTTGAAGAAACTGCATCTCACTATGTGTTGATATTAGATAAAGACATGCCAACAGAGACAGCATTAATTACTATGAAATCCACTCAAAGGAAAAAATCTAAAAAGTGGAATTCAATGATGCAGTCTATTAAAGAAAAGAAAAAAGATGGAAGTGGTTTTTACAAACCTGCTATGTTCACACAAGTATACAATCTTAAAACAGTTCTTGAAAAAAACTCTTTAGGATCTTGGTACGGTTGGGACATTGAGCATGTAAGTAAAGTTCCTAATAATTCTGTCCTTCAAGCAGCTCATGATTTTTATAAGTCATGTTCTGGCGGTGAAGTTAAAGTAAAATACGATAATGAGGAAACAGCAGAAAAAGCTCCTTTCTAATGCAACCACAGATAACTTCCTTGGAACAGTTTCAAAAGCTGTTCCAAGGGTCTGATACTTATTATGGTGAATCGAAACCTAAAGGAACTAAAAGACCTGATGGTAAAGACGAATATAAGTCTTGGATCAATCAAAACCCTATTCAAGATTCTGATTGGTCTGACCATGTTAATGGCTCTAGGCATGTCGGTGTCGTTCCTATTCGTGATGATTCTACATGCTCATGGGGTGTCATAGACGTTGATAGATATAATTTAGACCACATCACTCTTATTAAAATAATAAGGGAAAGAAAATATCCTTTAGTTCCTTATAGATCTAAATCTAACGGACTACATTTAATTTTACATGTAGATGGAACAGTCCCTGCAAAATTAATGAGAGAAAAATTAATTGAAATTGCAAGTGACTTAGGAGTTAAAGACGAAACAACTGATATATTCCCTGCACAAGATTATGTGGATCTTACTCCACAAGATTGGAATGAAAAGAAAAAAGGAAACTTTGTAAATTTACCTTATCAAAAAGCAGCAAGGACTACTAGAATGGCTTTGTATGATAATGGAATGGGAGTACCTTTTATTGATTTATATAACTACGTTCAAAAATTTATAGTTAAACCAGAAGATTTACATAAAATAAATACAGAGACAACTGAGGATCCAAAGCTAAAAGATTATCCTCCTTGCGTTCAAGGTTTTATTAAAAACAAAGTTAAAGAAGGACATGGAAGAAATGATGCTATGTTTAACTGTGCTGTTCTATGTAAAAAAATAAATCCAGATGAACATGAATGGCCAGAACTATTTAGAGAAATAAATAAAATTGTAGGAGAACCACCTTTATCAGGTAAAGAATTAAATACATTAATCAATCAACATAAAAAAAATGAATATGGTTTTAGATGTGGAACCTCTATTGCTAAAGCACATTGTGATCAAAGAAAATGCTTAACTAAAAAATATGGAATTAATAGAAATGAAAGTATGCCAGAAGTGGGTAAGTTAATTAAATACAATGTATACCCAGAACCCTATTGGGTGTTACCTGTGAATGGAGTTAATATTAAATTAGATAATAAAGAATTATATTCACAAAGATTATTTGCTGAAAAGTTACAAACTGCGGATATTGTATGGAGAACATTAAAAGCATCTAAACAATCCCCTGACCCATGGTCTGATTTTAAAGACGAGTTAATTAAAAATAAAATTGATATGGAGGGTTACGATGCATTAGCTGATAAGGATGATTTCTATAATTCTAAAATGGTTCAATTTTTTGAAGACAGTGAACTACATGAATCTTTTGATCAAATTGATAATGGTTACTTATGGTTGGATAATCAAGATGTTACAAAAGCAACGGAGCTTCGTTTTAAAATACAAACGTTTCAAAAGTTTATGAAGAAAATGGGAAGTAATTGGGGATATAAAGAATGTACTAATTTTTTACAGTCTGGAGGTGCCACACCTAGCAAGAAACATGATAATATACAGACAAGACATTGGAGAAGTCCTATGCCAAAGATTCAGCAGTATAAGAATAAAGAGGTGAGACATGAAAAGAAATCAGCTCCATGGCAAGACAATTAAAATATTCGGTCCTCCAGGTACAGGTAAAACGTATCAATTATTAAGAAGGATAAAATATTATCTAAGACATGGTGTGCAAACAAATGAAATTGCTTATTTTAGTTTTACTAATAAAGCAGTAAACGAAACTATCGATCGTTTAAAAACTATTAACTCTGATTATACAGAGGATACGTTTCCTTATTTTTCTACTATTCATAGTTTTGCTAGAAAACAATTTTCCGACATACCGGTACTAGATCCAAATGAAGACATGATTCAATTCCATACCGATTACGGAACCGTAAAAATAAATGTACAAAAAGGTTTTGAGGAACAATGTGTTTTTAACAATTGGTCTTTAAAAATTTATGACAAAGCACGGAACACGAAACAGGATCCAATTGCATTATATAAACAACAGGATAGGAAAGAAGTAAGATTACCTCAATTTATATCTATCATAACAGCATATGAGTTATTTAAATCCTATGAAAGTGCTCCAGGTGTGCGAACTCAAGATCGATTAGATTTTACAGACATGATCTCTAAATTTATTGAAGAAGGCATTCCTCCTAAATTAAAAGTATTAATGATAGATGAAGCTCAAGATCTTACTCCATTACAATGGGATTTAGTTTTAAAATTAGCAGAGCATTCCGAGATTATCTATTTAGCGGGAGATGATGATCAAGCTATTTACGAATGGAATGGAGCAGATGCAGATTTTTTCATATCTTTTCCTGGTAAGAAAAAAATACTAAAACAATCTAGAAGAATACCAGGAAGAATTCATTATTTTTCTAAGTTATTAATGCTACCCGCTGAGGGATATAGAGAAAAGAAAGAGTTTAATCCTAAAGATATTGAGGGGTTTATAAACACTTATGCGGACATAAAAAGGGTCAAATTTAATCGAAATGAGACTTGGATGATACTTTGTAGGATAAATACCGTAAAGGAAGAAATACAGCAGGATTTGTACGATATGGGGCTATATTATCAAGATGTTCAGGGTAGAAAGTCTTTTAAAATTGAGCATTATCAAGCAATTCAATCATGGAGCCATTTGATGAATGGTGGTTCTATTACAAGAGAAGAGGCCTGTATTATGTATACTTTTATTCAAAACATAGATTATGGATATAGAAGTGCAGATAGTCAAAAATGGTCTTTTGCACATCCTAACGAAGTATTTGATTATGATGAGTTACAAATTAGAGCGGGACTTAGAGAGGAAAAAGGACATTGGATAGATGCATTAAAGATAAGATTCAAAAGTAAAGAAAAAGAATATTTACAAAGACTCATAAATAGTTATGGTGATCTAAATAACAAATCAAATATTATCGTGGATACAATACATGCAGTCAAAGGAGGAGAGGCAGACAATGTAGTTTTAATGGCTAAAGCTAATTGGCCATCTCACTACGAGAGAAAAAATCTACAAGAAAAAGTAAAAGAGTTAAGGGTGTGGTATACAGGTGTTACTCGTACAAAAAATCACCTTCATTTAATTAATACAGATCATAAATATCATTTTCCATTAGGAAAATTATTTAATACATACAAGGCGAACTATGACAAGCAAAGACGACTTTCTTAAAATATTCCCAGATGACAATCAAATTGGAGGATCTCATTACAAAGAATTTACGATCCAACCTTGGACGTTTATTAGAAAAAATAAATTGTCTTACTTTCAAGGGAATGTAATTAAATATGTATGCCGTTACGAAAATAAAAACGGTATAGAAGATTTAGAAAAAATAAAACATTATTGCGATTTAGAAATCAAATCCTTGAAAGAAGAAAAACAAT